TAAAACAGGTACTAATTTTAATCCTTTAAGAGTTAAATATCCTGAACAAATAATAATTAATTTTGAAGATGTAATATTTGAAGAATTTGTTTTACCTGATAAATGGTGTATTAAAATGGAACATCAGGAATATTTTGATTGGAATAATAACTTATTTAACACAAGATTAGATGATAGTCATAAAGTTAATAATTATTATGGTTATTATGAAAAATTAATTTATATAAGAGGAACTCCTAATAATGCTGATCATTTTAAATATAAAGTAATAACATTTGATCAATTTAAAGAATATGTTCTTAAAGAATCTAAAGATAATTATGATTACTTAATTAAGTATTTGATAAATTAAAAATAAAATAAAATATATGAATACAATTGAAATTAAAAAAAGCACAGTTGCTGCTTACAGAGGTGTAGGTAAAGATGTAGATTTCATGGCTGAAAAGTTTGGAATAACTACTAAAGAAATGAATGAAGTATTAGTTGGCTTTGGAATGAAAGCTGTAAGAAGTAAAAAAGTAGTTGAACCTACTTATATTATTAAACCAGTTGATGATATGTCAGAAGATAATATTATTATAAGAAGTATTAATTCTGAAACATTAGCTCACGCTTAATTTAGTTTTAAAAAAATAAATATACTTTAGCTCAAGAATAGAGTCTTCCGTTTTTAAACAAACTAGTAGATAGAAATATCTTTAAGGAAGAGATGCAAGTGTGAAAAGCTTTGCAAGTATATTTTAAATTCTATTTATAAATGAAAGAGAAATTAATACAAGAAACAATAATATATAACTATATAAATAGAACTAAATTAGCTGATGCAAGAAGAGCAACTTATTATGAAAAAGGGAAAACTATACCTAAGAAATATCAAACAAAAGATTACTATTTTAAATTAAAAAATAATAAATTAATTATTCATAGTAAAGAAACTAATTTACCTGTTATAAAGAATACTCAAACAGTTGGAACAGTTAGAACTATACCAATTAAAGGTAATGATTTTTATAGTGGGTTTGCTTCAAGTTTTACAAGACTTAAAGTAGTTGAATCTATTAAAGGAGATTTCTTAAAATACTTTAACAAGTTAAAAAAATTTAATTTATTAGATTATCCTATAAGAGTAGAGTTTATTTATTTTGATGAACTAAATGAAAAAACTACTGGAAAAAAAGATAAAAAGAAAATTCAATCACAGGATATTGACAATCTCCGATTTGCTTATGAGAAATGTTCTTTAGATTTATTAACTAGATTAGGTAAAATAGTTGATGATAAACTTACTTTTATTAGAAAAATATCTTCAGAATTTATTCCTATAAATAATCCAGAAGAAAGACAACTTTATATTAAATTTTGGAAATATAAACCAGGTTATGAACTTATTAATAATAAAATTGTAGAATTATGATTAAAGAAAAGATAGCTGTCATAGACATGGACTCAGTTTGCTTCAGTATTTTTAATGGTAATAAAGTTGTAGATAAAGATGGTAAACCTATTAAAGTTCTTTCTGAAGCTGGTAATATGGTTTTCCAATATATTGAAAAAACTGAACAAGAATTAGAAGAATCTGCTGATAATATTATTCAAGATATTATGAGAAAAGGAGAGTTTACTCATTATATTGGTTTTGTTAAAGGAACTAAAACTGTTGATTATAAAAGAGCAATTTTATCTGAATATAAATCTAATAGGTCTAAAGAAAGTCCTAAATTTTGGAATTTTGTTAAATCTTATTTAATTGAAAAACATGGAATATATGAAGCTAATGGAGCTGAAGTAGATGATTATGTTAATGTAACTAGATTAAATTTACCTAATAGTCATATTTGTGCAATAGATTCTGATTTATTATCATTAGAAGGAGAACATTATAACTGGAGAAAGAATACTTGGATTACTTCAACTAAAGAGGAAGCTCATTATAAATTATGGAGTTCTGTTATTACAGGTACACATAATAACACTAAAGGTATTCCAGGTAAAGGAATTAAATTTATTGAAAAAAGATTTCAAGCAGATCCTATTGAACCAGGAGAAGTTTTATCTTGTTTTATAGAACACTTTGGAGAATATGAAGGAATAAAACAATTTTATCAAAATTATATTTGTTGTAAGACTCTTGAATTTATAGATGGATTTGATATTAATAATTATAAATTAAGAGAGATATGGTAGAAATAAATAATAAAATTATACAAGATTTTATTAAAGGAGATAAAAAGGGATTAAATAAAAGTACAGTTTATTTATTACCGATGTTAGGAAATTATGAATCTGATTTTAAAGGAGAATCATATAGTAGTTTATTTCAAAATTGTTTTATAGGAGATAAAACTCTTCCTGAAAATGATGAAATTAATCAAAATAAAATTTTATTAAGATATAGATTTTCTGGTAAACTAGAATATAGACATTTAGAAAGAATGTTAACTAGACATGTAGAATATGTTACTAATTATGAAGTTGATAGACTTCATACAATGTATGTTTATAATGTACCATTAAAATGGGAATCTGATTATGTAAAATTTAAAGAATGGAAACCTTCTCAATTTAGTCAAGAATATAAAGACCACATGTTAAAATTCTATGGATTTAATTCTAATAGTAGATTATATAAAGTTTTATATAAAACTGAAGATTTATTTCTAGAAATGGAAAAACAATATGAAACTAGAATTCCTAGAGAACAAGAAGCTAGTTCTGTGCCTTATTTTGAAGAAATTGAATACTTTAGAGAAGAATTTAAAGAATTTAAATTTGATTTAGGTCAAGTTAAAAGATCTTTTATAGAAGATGATGGAAATTAAATAATATTATGACAAAAAAAGAAGAACAAATAATATCCTGGTTATTACAAAGACCAGGATATTTTAAAAAATCAGGGATAGATGCTTTTAATTTTTATCCTTGGACAGAACCTGCTAAGTGGAATTTATCAATAAAAAATTTTGAAAAAGTTTTTTATGAAGCTAAAAGAAGATTTAAAGAAAACCTTAAACCTACTTTAACTAATATTCAAAAGAAAGTTAATAAGAATTTTAATACTATTGATGAAGATAAAAAAGCAGGTAAACCTGTTAATATTATTACTCAAACTTTAAATAAAAATAATACTTTAATAATTGGTGATACTCATGAACCATTTTGTAAAGAAGGTTATTTAGAATTTTGTAAAAGAGTTCAATATGATTATAATTGTGGTACAGTTGTTCATATAGGTGATTTAGTTGATAATCATGCAGTTAGTTATCATGATCATGACCCTGATGGAAGAAGTCCTGGTGATGAATTTAAATTAGCTTTAGATAATTGTGATAAATGGTATGAAGCTTTTCCTGAAGTTTTTATATGTATAGGAAATCATGATAGATTACCTTTTAGAAAAGCTTTTACAGCTGGATTACCTAAAAATTGGTTAAAGTCTTATCAAGAAATGTTTAATAGTCCTAAAGGTTGGAAATGGGATTTTGTTCATAAATTGAATGGAGTTATATTTCAGCATGGAACAGGATTATCTGGAGAAATGGCTGCTATAAATGCTGCTAGAGAAAATAGACAATCTACTGTAATAGGACATTTACATACAGTTTGTAATACAAGATTTTTAGCAAGTCATAAAGACTTAATATTTGGTATGAGTGTTGGTTGTGGAATAGACCATAATAAATATGCTTTTGCTTACGGTAAAGAAAATACTAGAAAACCTGTATTAAGTTGTGGAGTTATTATTAATGGTAAAATGCCTATAAATATTCCAATGTTTTTATAAACAATTTTAACAAAGATTAAACCTGAATTTAGTAAGGTAACTTTATAATTAATCCAGTTATATCTTTTTATAGTTTTGGATATAAAAAATAAATACTTATCTTTGTATTTAAAATACAAAATTAAATAATATATGAATAAAGAAGAGAAAAAGATTGGTAAAACTGAATCAATAGATATTTTAAGTGATGTAGTAGTATTTAATAAATATGCTAAATATATACCTAAATTACAGAGAAGAGAAACCTATAAAGAAATTATAGATAGATATACTACTATGATGCTTAAAAGGTATCCTAAATTAAACTCTGAAATTAGAGAAAATAGTAAGTATATTTATGATAAGAAAGTTTTACCTAGTATGAGGGCTTTACAATTTGCTGGACAAGCTATTGAAAAAACTGAATCTAGAATATACAATTGTTGTTATTTACCAATAGATGATTATAGAGCTTTTAGTGAAGTAATGTTTCTTTTGCTTGGAGGAACTGGAGTTGGATATTCTGTTCAAACTAATCATATAGAAAAATTACCTGAAATACATAAACCAACTAAAGAACAAAAATATTTAGTTGGTGATAGTGTAGAAGGTTGGGCTGATGCTATAAGACATCTTATGGCTAGTTATTTTGGATTAAGAAATACTAAACCTAAATTTGATTTTTCAGATATTAGACCTAAAGGAGCTAGATTAGTAACAGCTGGAGGAAAAGCTCCAGGACCAGAACCTCTTAAAAGATGTTTATTTGAAATAGAACAAATACTTGAGAGAAAGAAAGATGGTGAAAAATTAACTGATGTTGAAGTTCATGATATTGTATGTCATGAAGCTGATGCTGTATTAGCAGGAGGAATTAGAAGAGCTGCATTAATTTGCTTATTTAGTGCTAATAGTGAAGATATGCTAACTTGTAAGTTTGGTAATTGGTGGGAAACTAATCCTCAAAGAGGTAGAGCTAATAACTCAGCTGTATTAGTTAGACATAAAATTACTAAAGAATTCTTTTTAAACTTATGGGCTAAAATAGAAGCTAGTAATTCAGGTGAACCTGGAATATACTTTACTAATAATCCAGATTGGGGTACAAATCCTTGTGTAGAAATTGCATTAAGACCTTATCAGTTCTGTAACTTATGTGAAATTAATGCTGATAATATAGAATCTCAAGAAGACTTAAATAATAGAGCTAGAGTAGCTTCTTTCTTTGGTACATTACAAGCAGGTTTTACAAACTTCCATTATCTAAGACCTATATGGCAGAAAACAACTGAAAAAGATGCTTTAATTGGTATAGGTATTACAGGAATAGGTAGTAATAAATTAGAGAAATTAAACTTAACTGAAGCTACTAATATAGTAATTGAAGAGAATAAAAAGCTTAGTGCTTTTATTGGTATTAATCAAGCTGCTAGAACTACTTGTATTAAACCAAGTGGAACTACAAGCTTAGTATTAGGTACTTCAAGTGGTATTCATGCTTGGCATAATGATTATTACATTAGAAGGATGCAAGTTAATAAATCTGAAGCTTTATATACTTATTTTAAAATCTATCATCCTGAACTAATTAAGGACATGGTTTTAATGCCTAATTCAGCTGTTATAGAGGTTCCTATTAAAGCTCCTGATAATTCTATTATTAGAGATAAAGAAAGTGCTTTAGATCTATTAGAAAGAGTTAAACACTTTTATCAAACTTGGGTTAAACCTGGTCATATAAAAGGAGATAATTCTCATAATATATCTGCTACTGTAAGTATTGATAAAACTAGAATGTATGATGCTCAAAAATTTATGAATGGTAATACACCTGTAGAATTTATGGATGAGTGGGAAGTTGTAGGAGAATGGATGTGGAATAATAGAGATTATTTTAATGGTTTAAGTGTATTACCTTTTGATGGAGGTAGTTATGTACAAGCACCATTTGAGAATATATCTAAAGAACAATATGAAGATATGTTAAAAGCATTATCACATATAGATTTAACTAAAGTTATTGAAATAGATGATAATACATCTCTAGTTGATGAACTTGCCTGTTCAGGTGATAACTGCCAAATTGTATAATTATGAAAGAACCTAATAAACAAAGAAAAGGAGAAATTAAAGCTATTAATGCTATTCAATTAAACGAAGAACAAAAAGAAGCTAAAAAATTAATTATTGAAAATCAAATAGTAGTTATAACAGGTAGAGCTGGATCTGGTAAATCTTTAGTTTGTGCTCAAGCTGCTTTAGATTTTTTAAAGAAAAAAGAAGTTAATTTTATTTGGAATACTAGAGCTGCTATTGAAGTTGGTAAATCTCTTGGTTATCTTCCTGGAGAATTGAATGAAAAATTTGATCCTTATATGGAAGCTTTTTTAGAAAACTTAAATAAATGTTGTACTAATAAAGAAGAAGTTGATAATTTATTAAAAGATAATAAATTAAAAGCTTTACCAATTCAATTTATTAGAGGTAAAACTGTTGATGATATTTTAATTGTGGAAGAGGCACAAAATACTACTCCTACTGAGATGGAGGCTATTATTACTCGTTTAGGTAAAACTGGAAAAATTGTTATTAATGGAGATGCTTCTCAAAGAGATATTAAAGAAGGTTTTACTGGACTTGATTTTGTAATACAATTATCTAAGTCAATATCTGAAATTAAATATATAAAACTAAAAGAGAATCATCGTTCTGGATTAGTCGGTAAAATACTAGATCATATTTATGGAAAATAAACTATTAACAAAAAATGAATTCATTAAAAGAGCTAATTTAAAACATAATAATAAATATAATTATGATAAAGTTATCTATTTAGGAAATAAAAAGAAAGTGGAAATTACTTGTATATTACATGGAGTTTTTTGGCAAATACCTAATGCTCATTTCAGAGGTGTTGGATGTCCTAAATGTTCTTTTATTAACAAAGTTAATTATAATAGAAAAGAAGTTTTTAAAGAAATTAATAAATATAAAGAGTGTTCTTTGTATATATTAAATATAAATACTTTTGATGATTCATTTATTAAAATAGGAGTTACCAAAAATGATGTAAAAACTAGATATTACGGAACTAAAAAATATTTTACTTATAATATAATTTTAGAATTACCTTTAAATATTAAAGAGGCTTTTGAATTAGAACAAAAGTTATTACTTATTTTAAATAAATTCAAATATACTCCTAAAATTAAATTTCCAGGTTATAGAGAATGTTTAAATAAAGATAGTAAAGAATTAATTTTAAAAGAATTAAAATATG